TCAATATATATGTTAGTATTTTCAGATAAGTTTAATGCAAGACTAGAGGAGTTCTTTAAAGCTGTAAAAAAACAAGCTAGGCAAAATCTTAGCAAGGGTACTAAACTACAGCGTAAGAAAAGACCTATAAACAACACTAAAAAACTTTATAATAGTATTCAGTATAAAAAGCTATTTGAAAAGAAAAGTGGTATTGCATATGGTTTATTTATGGAGGACTATGGTGATTATATTGACAAAGGTGTAAAGGGTACTAAAAGTAATTATAGAGTTAATAAGAATACACCTTATAGTTTTAAAACTAAAATGCCTTATTCAGAAGCGTTAGAGAATTGGGCAAAAGCAAGAAACATAAGATTTAGAAATGCACAAGGACAATTTACTAAAGGCAACTATAAACAAATAGGTTTTGTATTAGCTAGAAGTATTTATGAAAAAGGTATAAGGGCAAACAATTTTTTTACTATACCATTTGTTAATGAGTTTAAAAAATTACCGCAAGACCTACAAGATATATTTAGTGATGATATGATTATTGAAATGATAGAAAGTATGATAGAAGCAGATTTAATTAAAAGAATATAATGGCAACAATATTATTAAGAAGTCCGTATTACGAAACACATAGCCAAGCATATGTAAGTCCTAACGTAGCTAAAAGTGCTACATTAGTATTAGAAGTAGATGGAACACAAATAACATCTATGAGCAAAGATACTGTGTTGTCTGGAACTAGTGGTCAAGAAACTGGAACTGTAGCATTTGAGATAGCAGATCTATGTAGAGATTATTTAGATGTAACATTTAATAATTCTTATACTAGTCAAAGCATAGCAATAACAGGTACACTTACATTTAAAAGCGAAACAATAGATGATATTAATACAGGTACATCTGCAGTTACAGTAGGTACGCCTATAAGTATTGATCATATAGGTTTAGATGGTTTTTATGAATTTATGGAAGGTTTAGGCACAGGGCAAAATAGCGCTAAAACAATAGCTTCTAATGATGTATTACAAGACAATACTCAATTATATTACCCAGACAATACTGCAGGTGTAATTCCTTATTGGGATGGTACTGCAATAGTATATGATACATTTAGTGCTTCAGCTACAAATCACACTACAATATCTACTGCATTTACAATAAATAGAGTATGTAATAAACACACAGCATATAAAGTAACATTTGTAAATAAATATGGAGCATTACAAGACTTCTATTTTAATGGTAAAACAACAGAAAACATCAATGTAAGTAAAACTACATTTAAAAGAAACATAGCAAACAGTAGCTTTGAGTATGATAAACAAAAACATTCTATAAGACAGTTTAATACTTTAGCTAACGAAACACTTATATTAAATACACCCCCTATGAGTTATGATAATGTAAACGAAGCTATAAAACAATTATTAGTAAGTGAGCAAGTATGGATAAGAAAAGAAGAAGGTGGTTCAGAACAAACTATACCAATTAATATAACCGATACACAACAAACATTTAAAACAGGCGTAAACGATAAAGTAGTACAATATACAATTACTGCAGAGTATGCCTTTGATATGATAAGTAATATTAGGTAATGAATGATATTCAATTATATGTTAAAGAACCTACTGATGTAAATTATACTAGGTTAGATTTATTTAAAGATGAAACAATATCTTTAACACAAACTATTCAAGACGTAAAAGATCCTGGAAAGATATTTACAAACTTTAGTAAAACATTTAGTTTACCTGCGAGCAAAACAAATAACAAATTCTTTAAACATTACGAAAACTTTATTCAATCATCAGAATATTCTTTTGATGCACGTAAAAAGAAAGAAGCTAAAATAGAATTAAATAGTTTACCATTTCAAAAAGGTAAAATAAGATTAGAAGGTGTAGATTTAAAAAATGGTAGACCAGATACGTATAGAATAACATTCTTTGGTGATTTAGATTTAAAAGAAATATTAGGGGATTTAAAGTTACAAGACTTAGATTGGTTAGATAACTTTGATGTTTTATATACTGCAACTAGTGTTAAAACAGCTTTAGAAGAAACAACAGGTTCTGGTACCGTTACTGTAGACAGTGTAGATTATACAGTGCCAACTTTAGTATCATTAATAGGTAATTCGCAAAGAGGTTTTTATTCTTCATCTAATACACCAGCATATTATGATACACAAAAACAAGAGGTAAATATATCAGGGGGTAACCTTAACCCAAACCAAGCAACAGCTATGTCTGGTTATTATTGGAAAGATTTAGTTTATAGTATTAGGTTATATGTAATAATTAAAGCTATAGAAAATTCAGATTCAACTAAAGATGAAGACGGAAATAAACAAATTATATTTAGTGATGATTTCTTTAATGATACTAATACTGGTTTTTATAATTTGTATATGCTTTGCCAAAGAAACGCTGGTAAAATATTAGAAGGTTTAGGAAGCTCGTATACACCAAATCAAAAAAGTGGTGCAACATACCTTACAACTAATAATCACCCTAACAATTTATTTTTAGGTACAAAAATATTTACTGTATATAATTTAACGTCAACAGAAAGATTTCAATTTATATTTAATGTAACTTATTCAACTTCTTCAGGAAATAAATATGTAGATCTAAGAGAAAAAAACAGCAATACAATAGTTACTACTTTTACTTACTCAATCGGGCAAACAAGCGGTACAAGAAGTTTTAGTATAGGGAATGGTAGATACGAACTAGTATTTAGAGCTGATAATACAGAAACAGTCGCAAGTTTTTCAATTGCATTTGCGGCAACATTTGGTCAATATCAAACTACAACTGTACCTAGTAGTGGTTTAGATTCTAATTTTACAATTCCTACCGAAGGTTTTGCAATAAAATCTAATATACCAGATATAAAGATTATAGATTTTTTAAGCGGTGTGTTTAAAACTTTTAATTTAACAGCTTTCAAAGAAAATGGTAAAATATATGTTAAAACACTAGATAGTTATTACACTGGTGGTACTTTGCGTGATATTACTGAGTACGTAGATAGCACAAGCAAAACAGTAGATAAAGCTCTACCATATAGGGAAATAGAATTTAAATATGAAGATACTAATAACATATTAGCTAAAAACCACAAAGAGCAATTTCAGTCAGATTGGGGTTCTGCATTATATAATGATGATGGAACATTAGATAGTAATAATGAAAAATATGAAATAGTGTTGCCTTTTCAGCATATGAAGTTCGAAAAATTAACTACAGGTTTACAAGTAGGGCATTTACTAGATGACAAACAAGCGCCATATTTAGGTAAACCAGTAATATATTACCCTATACATAGTTCTAATACAGGTGAACCCGCTACTGATATAAATTTACTAACTGAGATAAATGGTTATGATAATGGGTCTGCTGATACTGAAGCTAGTGTAGAAACATATTGGATCCCTAGTAATACGCCAGCAATATTAAATACAAGTTCTGGTTATCCTGAATCTATACATTTTAACAAAGAATTAAACGAATGGAACGGAAGCGATGCGTTTAGTGACACTTTATTTGAAAAATATTATAAATCATACATAACTAATGTATTTAGGTTTAACGAAAGGTTAACAAAGATAAAAGCTAGATTGCCTTTAAGTTTCTTACAAGAATATAGTTTAGCAGATGAATTACAAATAGGTGATTTAACTTATAGAATAAATAGTATAACAACTAACTTACAAACAGGTGAATCTAGTTTAGAACTATTAAATGGTAGCGAAGCAGTAGTATCATCAGGGGTTGGTTCAGTTAGTATATTAATATCTTCATCTAATAGTGCAACACCTAACACTGCTTGTGGATATACGTTAAATACAACTGTACATTATACAGGTTTATTAGGAAATACAACACAGCTATTTACAGATGCAGCGTTAACAACTAATTATACAGGATCAGGAAACTATCACGCTTTTCCAGGTAGTAACTACGGAACAATAGATACTAATGGTTATGTGTCTAATTATCAACCTTGTCCAACATTAGCACCTACAATGACAACAAGTACAGCTACAAATGTTACATATCAATCATTTACAATGAATGGTAGTTTAGATGTAACTAATGGAACTGTAACAGAAAGAGGTTTTTATTGGGGAACTAATGCAACTTATACAAACAATACAAAAGAAGCGGTATCAGGAACTAGTACAGGAAGTTTTTCATTAAGTAAATCGTCTGGTATATTAGCCAATACACTTTATTATGTTACTGCATACGGAATAAATGAACACGGAGAAGGTGTTGGCACAACTGTAAGTTTTACTACATCAGCATCACCTAATGTGCCGACTGTTGTAAACTTATCAGAATTAAACGTTTCTAGTAATTCTTTTACAGCTAGATTAGAAATTACAGCAGATGGTGGCGCTACAATTAATGGGGCAGGATTTTATATGGGTACCGATTCTAGCGCAGCTACTAATAACACACATTACGATATATCTCCAGCACCTAGTAACATAGGTATTAAAACTTATGATTTCAGTAGCTTAAATTCTAGTACAACTTATTATTATTGGGGTACTGCTACAAACACATTTAGCGGCACAAAAGGTGTTGCATCAACTTATGAAACAGTAACTACTACTGCTCCTGTATATACTTATAATAATACATATTACAGCAATACCGATGCATATTATGCTTGTATTAGTAGCTCACCTCAAGACTATTATTCTTATGATAGTACTTTTGGAACAGGCACAACATTATATACAACTAACACAAATGGTATATTATCTAACTTAGCGCCTAATGGTTATTATGCAAGAAATAATTACTCTTACCAAGTGTCAGGCGGAAACGGAACTTTAGGTACACAAACAGCTTGTGCAACGCAAGAAGTTTATAGAGTAAGAATTACATCAGATTACCCTTCAACTAATTATTATGATATTGAAACAGTAAATGATGCAACACTTAGTACAACAAATGTATTATATATGACTGCGTATATAGGGTCAGGTAGAGTTTGTTATACAGATGTAGGGTTAACTACTACTTATACAGGTTTAGGTACTTGGAAAACTGATAGAGGTTCTACACAGTTTAATTATCAAAGATATCCAGAGAATAAAATGTTTTTAGCACGTCAACAACGTTTTATAAATGGTGCTTGGACAGATATAACATCAACAGCAACAGACAGTGGTTATGATGACAGAATATGTCAATTAAGTTCATCAGGTGTTTTAGAATTAGTTTATTTTAATTATAATACTGGTGCTTTAGCGCCTACAGGTTCAGCAAGTATAACTTCAATAGAAATAGGTAATAATAATTTTGCTACCGCTACACTAGCTTGTGCAGATACAAGCACAAGTAAAACAAGAGTATATTTTACAGGAACAACTTTATCTAATGGCACAAGGTTGTGGGAAGACAGTCCATCGGCAGGTGCAGGATCAGGCACTGAATTTGAAGGTGACGGTGATTACAGAAAAATATATATGCCAGATGGTACAACTAAAGCAGCATTAGTTAGCGGTTCAGGTTATATATCTAATTTAACAAGTTGTTAAAAAAATAAAATAATATTATTATATATATATGATATCTAGCATAATCGAATTATTAAAATATTCTAAAAGCAAAAGCGAGAATGTACAGATAGCTAAAGGTAAATATAAACTACCTAATAGCGTAAAAGAAGCGTATAACCAATTTAAACAAGAGCTTAAATGGCAGTCAAAAAAACAATAGAGTTAGATGTAGATATTAAAAAAGCTCAAGACGATATACAAGATATTCGTGAGCAATTTACTGATCTTAAAAAAAGTATAGATAGTGTAGAGGATTCTGCTAAAAAAACTGCTAAAAATACTGAAAAAGGTTTTAAAGGATTAAAAGGTGCGGTAGATAGGGTTAAAAAAGGTTTTAGTGGATTAGGATTAGCTATAAAAGGTTTAGGTATAGGTTTAGTATTAGAAGCATTTAATACATTTAAATCTGTACTAGGTCAAAACCAAGTTGTTTCAGACGCATTTGCAGTAGCATTTGGCACAGTATCTAATTTATTTAATGATTTTATAAACTTTGTTTTAAATAATTGGCAAAAAGCTACAAAACCAATTACAGAGTTTTTTGAATCTGATACTTTTAATACTGTTAATGATATATTCTTTGAAATTGTAACACGAATAAAAAATATTATTGAAGGTATAGGTGGTTTAGGTAAAGCGTTAGTAAAAGTATTTCAAAGAGATTTTCAAGGTGCTGCAGATGAAGCTAAAAATGCAATAACTAATTTTGGTGATGCTATAATAGGTAATGCTGAAGAAACTATAAGTGTACAAGAAACAGTAGCTAATACCTTAAAAAAAGTTGGTGACGTAATAAAAGAAAACACTAAAGATGCTTATGAAAATGCTAAAGCAGAGGTAGAACTAAGAAATGCAGCAGCACTAGCAGCAGCTGAGCAAGAAAAACTTAGAATAGAAAATTTAAAAGCTGCAGAGGATCAAAGACAAATTAGAGATGATGTTAGTAGAAGTATTGAAGAAAGAATAGAAGCTAACACACAATTAGGTGTAATATTAGAAGAAGGTATAAAACAAGAAAAAGAATTAGCAGAAGTACAATTAGCTGCAGCAGAAGCAGCACTTGCTAATAATTCAACTAATATAGAATTACAAGCGGAAGTTATTAGAGCGCAAGCAGCAGTATTAGAAATAGAAGAACGTATTGGTGGGTTAAGATCAGAACAATTAACAAACGAAAATTCTTTAAGACAAGAAAGATTAGATTTAACATTAAGTCAAATAGATGCACAAAATGAACTATTATCTGTAGATCAACAATTAGCCATACAATTAGAAAAAAATATATTAGATAGAATAGAATTAGAAAAACAAGCTAATGAACAACAAAAACAAGCGGCACAAGAAAGAACAAATGCAATTATAGCAGAATTTGGTTTATATAGCCAACAAGCTATGGAATCATTAAAAGAACAAGCAGTAATATTTAAACAAGCAGAAAACAATAAAACATTACTAACAAGACAGGGTGAAGATGCAAGAAGGGAAATAACACTACAAACATTAGATTTAATTCAATCAGCTTTTGGTGAACAAACTGCAGTATTTAAAGCAGCAGCAATAGCATCTGCTATTATAAATACAAGAGAAGCATATACTGCAGCATTAGGTAAAAAACCATATACGTTATTTAATATAGCTTTAGCAGGTGCTACTTTAGTTGCAGGTTTTGCACAAGTAAAAAAAATAGCTGCTACAAAAATACCAGGAGCAAAACAAATAGGATCTTCAGCCGATACATCAGGTGGTCCTGCAGTTGCACAAGCACCAGCATTTAATGTAGTAGGTCAATCACCTATTAATCAACTTGCTCAAACAATAGGTGGTCAACAACCTGTAAAAGCATATGTAGTGTCAAGTGATGTAACAACTGCTCAACAATTAGATAGAAATATTATAAACGAAAGTGGAATATAAAAAAAACATAAATAAATATATTATATAATTATGAAGATAGTAGAACTTATTTTAGACGAAGAACAAGAGTATTCAGGTATTGAAGCTATATCTATTGTAGAGAAACCAGCTATTGAAGAAGATTTTATTACACTTAACGCTGATGTAGAATATAAATTAGCGCAAGTAGATGATGAAAAAAGAATATTGCTAGGTGCGTTACTAATACCTAATAAACCTATACTAAGAGTTAACGAAGATGGCGAATACTATATATATTTTAGTAAAGATACAGTTCGCAAAGCTAGTGAGTTATATTTAATGGAAGGTAACCAAAATAATGCAACCCTAGAACACCAAATGCAACTTAAAGGTCTTAGTTTAGTAGAAAGCTGGATAGTAGAAGATCAAAACAAAGATAAAACTGCTTTTTATGGTTTAAAATACCCTGTAGGAACTTGGGTGGGATCTGTAAAGGTAAATTCTGATAAAGTATGGGAAGAATTTGTAAAAACAGGTGCTGTAAAAGGTTTTTCTATAGAAGGGTACTTCCAAGACAAGTCAACATATAGAAAAGATGATTTAAGTGCTATAGAAACAGCAGAAGCAGAATATTTACTATCAAATATTAAAGATATTGTTAATGGTGTAGAGGTTACACTAGAAAGTTATAACGATTATCCAGATTCTGTTGCAAATAACGCTAAAAGAGGTATAGAACTTAACGAAAAGGTAAATAATAAATGTGCAACTGATGTAGGTAAGATAAGAGCGCAACAATTAGCTAAAAAAGAGAAAATAAGTACTTCTACAATTAAAAGAATGTATAGTTATTTATCTAGAGCAGAAGAATATTATGATCCTAGCGATACAACTGCTTGTGGTACAATAAGTTACCTATTATGGGGTGGTAAGTCTGCTAAAAGTTGGGCAGAAGCTAAGATGAAACAATTAAATTTATACACAGAAATAATTAACGAAGAATATGCTATTATTGATGACCGTCTTGCTTACTCTAGTAGGGAAAAAGCTGAAGAAATGGCGAAAGACTTAGGCTGCGAAGGTTACCACGTACACGAAGTAGAAGGTAAAGAGTGGTTTATGCCTTGTGAGCAACATAGCGAAGAAGAATTAAAAAAACCTTGTCAAGCAGGATACGAAATGATAGGGTTTAAAATGAAAAACGGTAGAAAAGTACCTAACTGTGTCCCTATAAAACGATAAATATGTGTAACTGCGAATTTTGTATTTGTAAATAATGCCAAGAAAAGATAAACATTATAAAACACCTAGTAGAACATCACCTAGAAGCTCTAGGAGAGCTTGTTTATGCGAAGATAATACTTATAGTATAAAATGCTGTGATGGTTCAATACAAGCGCAAGGAATAGGTCGTATTTAAAAATACTTCAATACAAAATATAAAAAAAATAGTGGTATTTATTATATTATTATGAATGCTACAGAGATATTATCAAAGGTCAAGACCTTACTTGGTGTTGAACCGAGTGATCTTGATGTACAATTAGAACAAATTTCTTTAGAAGAAATAACTCTCGAAAATGGTACTGTGCTTACTGCTGATAAATTTGAAGCAGGTAGCGAAGTATTTATTAAAACAGAGGATCAGAACGTACCCCTACCTGTAGGTGAGTATGAACTGTCAGACAATAGAATATTAATCGTTAAAACAGAAGGTATGATAGAAGATATCAAAAATTCAGAAGAAGTAGTAGAAGAAACTGCAGCAGCAGTAGAAGATACTAACTTAGAAGAAGCGCCAGTTCAAGAAGAAGAAAAATCAGAAATGAACTACGCTACTAAAGAAGAACTTACAGCTTTAGCAGAATCTGTTGAAGAAGTAAAAGAATCTTTAAGAAACCTCATTGATAAAATGGGGCACGACAAAGAAAAAGAGGAAATGTCACAGCAGCAAGAAGAACTTTCTAAGCCTGCGGCAGAAGGCATCAAACATTCACCTGAAAACGTAGAAGAAAAATTAGGTGCAAGGTTTGCAGTTAACTCGAATCAAAACACTACTTATGGTAGAGTATTACAAGCAATTTCTAATAATAATTAATTAAATAATGGCAACAACAACTTCAATAACAACTACATATGCTGGAGAATTTGCAGGGAAGTATATTTCGGCTGCTCTACTATCTGGTAAAACATTAGCAGAAGGTAACATTACAACTGTACCTAATGTTAAATATAAACAAGTAATGAAAAAAGTAGCAACAGATGCTATCGTAAAAGATGCAACTTGTGACTTTACAGATACTTCAACTTTAACTTTAACTGAAAGAATTCTAACACCAGAAGAATTTCAGGTAAACTTAGAGCTTTGTAAAAAAGACTTTAGATCTGACTGGGAAGCAGTACAAATGGGATATTCTGCATTTGATAACTTACCTCCTAAGTTTTCTGACTTTTTAATTGCTCACGTAGCAGATAAAGTAGCTCAAAAAATGGAGCAAAACATTTGGACAGGTACTAACGCAACTGCAGGTGAGTTTGATGGTTTCATCACAACTTTAGGTGCAGATGGTGATGTAAATGATGTAACAGGTACAGCTTCTACTTCTGCGAATATTATCGAAGAATTAGGTAAAATTGCTGACGCTATTCCAACTGCTGTGTATGGTGCAGAAGATTTAACTATCTACTTACCATCTAATATGTACAGAAACTACATTAGAGCTTTAGGTGGGTTTGGTGCATCAGGATTAGGTGCAGCTGGTACTAACGCTCAAGGTACTCAATGGTACAATATGGGTAATGCATTATCGTTTGATGGAATTAAAGTAGTAAATGCTCCTGGACTTTCAGACAACGATGCAGTAGCAGCTCAAGCAAGTAACCTATTTTTTGGAACTGGATTAATGTCAGACCAAAACGAAGTTAAGGTAATTGATATGGCAGACCTAGATGGATCTCAAAACGTAAGAGTTGTAATGAGATTTACTGCTGGAATTCAGCACGCGATTGGTGGAGACATAGTTCTTTACGCTACAGCGTAATTAAAAATAATTGTATAACATAAAAAGGGTAGGTGGCATAGACTACCACCCTTTTTTTTTAAAATAAAATAAATTATGGCTTGTGCATTAACAACAGGAAGACAGTTACCTTGTAAACAATCGGTAGGTGGTTTAGTTACAGCTTATTTTGCAGATTTTGGTACTTTAGGTACAGCAACAATTTCTGCAGGAGAAATTACAGCTTTATCTGGAACACCATCATTTTTTCAATACGATTTAAAAGGTGCTACTAGTTCATTAACAACAAACATTATAAGTTCTAGAGATACAGGTACAACAGTATATGAATCTACTTTAGAATTAACATTTACTCACTTAGACGTAGCTACGCAAGAAGAAATTAAACTTTTAGCAGCAGCTAGACCTCACGTAGTAATTAAAGATAACAACGAAACAGCTAATTATTTAATGGTTGGCTATCATCAGGGAGCTGAAGTGACTGCAGGAACCATAGTAAGTGGTGCTGCATATACAGACCTATCAGGATTTACGCTGACGTTCACAGCTACAGAAGTTATACCACCGTTATTTGTAACAGGATCGGTAATTACTGCGTTAGCAAGTGGAACACAAATTAATCCAACTTCATAACAGTTTTTTGTTTTTGTGTGTTTTTAAAGGGGAGTTTTTAACTTCCCTTTTTTATTATATAAAAAATATATTTTTTTTTATTATATATATATGAAGATTTTAACAACTAGTACTTTAGCACAAACTTTAACTTTTGCACCGAGAGCATATCCGTCAGAAGTTATTGTATCAATTAGAGATAATAGTACTAATACCACAACAAGAACAGAAAACATAACATTAACACAAAACAATGATAACGCATCAATATCTACTACATTTAGTTTAAAAGAAGGTAGATTTTATGATTTAAAAATATTACAAGGTATAGGCGCCTTATGGAACACTTACAATGTAATATGGGAAGCTGCTAGCGATAATTGGGAAAGTATAACAACATCAGAAGAAACTATTTATTTAGATAAAATATTTTGTACTGACCAAACTATAAATCAAGCAGAGAATAACTATTATACTATTAATAGCGGAGAATACACACAAACAACTAATTATCCTGATGATGATTATATAATAATAAACTAATGAGTAATATTAGAGTAGTAAATTTAAGTACATATACAGCACCTAAGATAACAGAGGAAAAGAATAAAGATTTTGTATCATATGGTGAAGATAATAACTATTATCAATATTTAATAGACCAATATCAAGGTAGTCCAACTAATAATGCAATTATTAATGGTATAACAGAAATGATATATGGTAAAGGTTTAAGCGCAACTAACAGCGATAAAAAACCTATGGAATATGCAGAAGCGGTAACACTTTTTACTAAAGAAGATCTTAAAAAGATATGTTCTGATTTTTATTTATTAGGTCAAGCTACGCTGCAAGTTTATTATAATGTAGATAGAAGCAAAATAGTAAAAGTAGAGCATTTTCCAGTACAAACATTACGTGCTGAAAAAGCAGATAAAAAAGGTGATATAAAAGGGTATTATTATTTTCACGATTGGAGCAAATACACAAACAGAGATAAACTAACTAGAATACCAGCATTTGGTAGCGGTAACAATGCAATAGAAATACTTTGTATTAAACCATATAGAGCAGGATACTTTTATTATACACCTGTAACATATCAAGGAGCTTTACCATACTGTGAATTAGAAGCAGAGGTAGCAAACTATCATATTAATAATATATCCAACGGAATGGCACCTAGTATGTTAATTAACTTTAACAATGGTACGCCTGATGAAGAAGCTAGAGAACTAATAGAAAAAAGAATATATGATAAGTTTAGCGGAAGTAGTAATGCAGGTAAATTTATATTAGCATTTAATGACAATCAAGAAAGTGCAGCTACTATAGATCCAGTACAATTATCTGACGCACATAATCAGTATCAATTTTTAAGTGACGAAGCAACTAATAAAATATTAGTAGGACACAGATTATCATCACCTTTATTATTAGGTATTAGAACAGGTAATAATGGTTTAGGTAGTAATGCTGATGAATTAAAACAAGCTAGTATATTATTTGACAATATGGTTATTAGAGTACAACAAGAATATATATTAGATGCTTTAGATACTATTTTAGCATTTAATAATGTATCGCTTAACTTATACTTTAAAACACTTCAACCATTAGAGTTTACTGATTTAGAAGGTAATTTAGTAGATGATGAAACTAGAGAAGAAGAAACTGGAGTTGACTTAGAAGATAAAGCAGAACTGTCTGCTAATTATGATTTAAGTGAAGATACAGCTAATTATTTCTTAGATACACTTATAGGTGAAACTATGGAAGATTATGAGCTTATAGCAAGTAGAGAATATTCAGAAGATAATGAAGATATTGATACTTGGAAACAAAGTGTTATAAATAATGATATAGAATTAGAATCTATTAAATCTAAACCTAGTAGTGATAGTTATTTAGATAAAAGTGTATATAAAGTAAGATATTCTTATTCTGAAAAATATTCTAGTGATAATACGAGGGATTTTTGTAAGACTATGATGTCTAGATCTAAAAGCGGTGTTGTATATAGATTAGAAGATATAGACAAAGCATCAAGAGAGGGCGTTAATAAGTCATTTGGACACAAAGGGCAAGCATATGATTTATTTAAATATAAAGGTGGTCCTAATTGCGGTCATTATTGGGAAGAAAGATTATATAAGTTAAAAAAGAAAAAAGATGGTGAATACTATGAGGATAAAGCATTATCTAGTAGTGAAGAAGTAGCAACAATTCCTAAAACGTATAAACCAAGACCAGCAGGGCATAAAAAAGCTAAAGTAGCGCCTAAGGATATGCCAAATAAAGGATATAAAAAAGCTAGAAAATAATGGCACAGGTATTATTTATAAAAGTACAGGATTTAAAAAAGAATACAATACTAGATGGTAATGTAGATGTAGACAAGTTATTGCCTTATATCAAATTAGCACAAGAAATACATATACAAAATTTCTTAGGTACTAAACTATATGAAGCAATAGAAACTAAAATTACTGATGATA